TTGTAGTAGGGATTAGGACTCTTATCCCAGTTTATATCCTGATTAGGGAATGTCCCCTCTCTGTACCCGTAATCCTTCCAATTCATATCAAATTCTGAACTGTGATTCAGTGTAGGCGCCGTACCCAATAACTTTATCATCAACACGTTCATGTGATAACTTTGGTCACTCCAATACTCACTGCACCATCTCGTTGTTTCTCGTAGACTGTCGATAGTCTCGTATGGTAGACCAGCGATTAATGACATGTGACCTTTGTAGAAACCGGCATTCTTCTGGAAGTACTCCTTGACCTCTAAGAGACCATCTTGTATTCTACCCGTCTGCATTCCCTTACCTACAGATTTAGCGGCCTTGTGATTAAAACTTTCTATGCCATAAAAATGAGAAGTAATTCCCATTCGTATTAGGTTGTCCCAATCCCTTGGTTTAGAGGCAATCAAATCTCCTCTGATATAGGCAGTCATCTTTGGTTGGAAGGGAAGTTTCTCTATGACATCAGCAAACTTCTGAATCTTCTCACTGCTATCATTGAAGGTTTCGTCCAACACAATATAATGTTCAGTACCCCACTTGTCATAGTTCTCTGACATCTCATCATAAACACTCTGCGCGGTTCTTGAGTAATCACCCTTCACCCCCAGAATAGGAAAACTACAAAACTTGCATTTGAACTTACATCCACGAGCAAACTCTATCAAAGTTATTTCTCTGGGTTGTATGAAATCATTCTCTTGGTAAGTTACTGTTAAATCATCTTTGGGATAAGACTTGTACTTGGTGTATGCATTTATTGTATTGAGTATGTGAGTAGGTTCTGGCCCACCCTCAAAGTGTTTCAACAATTCCAATATGGCATATTCGCCGTAACCATAGATATACCAATCTACATTGAGACTACGCATACTATCATTTTGACTGCCAGCTACGAGTGGTATGTGTGGGTATTCTTTTTTCAACCACGCAATCAGTTCCATAACAATGGGGCTGTCTAAAAAGAATGTTGAACCAAAACCAAAAAACTTACATGTCTTTGCCCTTGGTTCAAGATACTCTTTGAGTTGTTCTATTGTCCATCGGTGGACATAATCTACTACATCGACTTCATATCCATTCTGCCGCAGAAACGTGGCAATCTTATGCCCGCCAGAAGACCGTCTAATTGATATGTTCTTAGAATCGAATTTCTTATCTATTGACCCAGCGATGTCTTCTAACTGGCCGCCGAATATAATTACATCCATAATTTACCACATAAAAAAGGGGACGCCCTATATTTATGGACGCCCCCCAATAGCATTACACCACTAGATATTAACTATCGTCAGCGAGTTTCGCAAAGTAGGACATTGCATCATCATCATCAGTCTTACCACTATCTAAAACATTCGATACTACAGATGTTTCAGCAGTCGGCATGACTGTCTTCTGTGCAAATATGTCATCCTCAATATCACCTGTTTGAGAGGCAATAGTGGGTGGGACGCGACTTGCACCATGAAGAACCATGTTCAACTTAGTCTTGAGTTCATCATAAGACTTGAAGTTGGCAGGGTCAACAATCTCTTGGAGAGAGTTTTGATTTGCCCACAATGCTTCTATCGCATCATCAGCAGCGACTGGCGATGCGTTTTGCTCGAACTCTGACTTGTCATAGTTTCGGAATCCTTCAACTTGGCGAATCTTCAGTTTAAAGTTACGACCTTCCCAGAAATCAAAAGGATTTACTGGAGTCTCGTCTTCAAATTCGGGTTTCAATAAGTCTTGAATCTTATCAAAGATTTTCTTACCATAACGATAAAGATAAACATTACCTTCGTTCGCAGGGTTGGAAGGATCTTTCACAACAACAATGTTGGAATAGAAAGACTGTCGGCGTTTTTGTTTACGAGCAACATCCTTATTAGACTCAACACCACTATTCCACAATTCACTGTTCAATTCAGAAACAGGGTCTTGTTGTTGTAGTGTTGTAAGAGAGTTTTCGATATACCACTTACCCGTTGGCCCTTGGAATCCATGTGTCCAGAGTCTTGCCCAGTAAATTTCTTCACCTTTTGCTGGAGGCAGGAATCGGATTACAGCGTACCCATTGCCAGCTTGGTCAACCGTTGGTTTCCATTCGTTACCATCGTCTTTCGACTGAGTATTGGTAGCAGACATCTTCTCGACTTGAGACATGAGAGTGTCCATGTTGCCACGCGACTTGCGTAGATCTTCTATTGAATTAAATGACATATTATTTGTTCTCCGTAGTATGCATTGTGTTGGGGAGCATCCCCGTTAGTTTGGTTTCTGTTTGCGTTGTATTTTACTTTTTTTGTCTAAATCATCCATGAATTCATCAGACTCATATACCTCCTCATCATAGATAAGATGTTTGTATTTGTCAAGTCTAGTTTTATTATCACTAGGAACTCTCCTAATACGTCTATCTCTATCGTTGGAAATATTTGACTCACTCATCATAATGTACACTCCTATTTATACAGGTTGAGCAAGCTGTTTTGCGACTTCACGCATAGTGTCAGTCACTCTTAGAAACGGACGATACTTCTTCACTAGTAGTACAACATCTTCTAATAAAATATCGTCAGTCTCCCCTACAAAATTGAAAATCTTATCTAATATAACAAGAGTCTCAATGTTGATCATTCTACCATAGTACAGACGAAAAGTCAAGCCCTGTTTTCCATTTATTTCATAAAAAGGCGAAACTTTCTGTATCTCCATCTCCAGTAGTATCTTTGAAACATCTCCCTTAAAGAGATATTCCCGTTGTGTCTTTTTTATCTTCCAATCTTCGTATCGTTTGGATGCCCCTACATCGAACATTCCACCCCATCTTTCGCCAGAGACAAAATTAGCCACTAAGAAATCAATAATCTCTTCGCGTTTATAATCCCGAGCCAACTTCTTTATGGAAACCATGTCTTTGCGTTTCTGAAAGGTTTCTTGTTTGACTCTGACTTTCCCCTTGTACTTTACTACATCATACGACTTGGTAGTGAAGTGAAGTTTAATAGCAAGGTACAGTTTGTAAACTTCAAAGGGTTCCATCACAGTGGCAACTTACAGGACTTCTCACCTTTGACCAAATTGAGGTCTATTGCTTCTGCTTTGATTTTTTCTTTCAGGGAGGCAGTAAGGAGTTTCTTAACACTCTCGATTTCTATTCCATTCTTCGTACAATACTCTACGAGAACATCAATATAGTTTCCACCACTGACGGCTTTCTTTTCTATATGTTGGGAAAAATCGGAGGAACTCTTAAACTCCTTAGTAATAAGGAATTGGTCACTTACTGTTTCGGTCTTTTGCATATCATTGTCTACTATCAATTTTGGCATACTTCTCATCCACATTATTAAATTCGTTATCTATATTTCTTAAAATCTTTTCTTCATCAAAATCATTCTTCCAATTCTCAATATATCGAATAACGTCATACTGAGATTCGATATAAGGTCTCAAACACTCTGTCGCCTCTGCCTCGCCTGGCTTATCAAACTCGTGTATCTTGGAGTGATTAAATGCGTTTGCAATCTCCAGTATACTGTGAGGGTTTCCAGAACCAAAATGGACTTCTCTTGGTTTGTTCTTTGTGGTCAACAGTTTTATCATACCATCTACAACATCATGGATATGTGTGAAGTCGCGTGTTTTATTACCACTACCAAATACCCTGAGCGGTTTTCCGGTTTCCACGCATTTCTTAAATGACCGAACAACGGTACTGTACTCACCGTAGTCAGCCTCTCTTGGCCCATACACATTATAGAAAAACATCATGTGATAATCAAGACCATATTGTTCATGGTATAGTTGTAAGATTTCCTCACTGACAGTCTTGGAGAACGTGTATGGGTTTGATTGGTGGTGAACAAACTGGGTACTAGAAGAGGCAGCGAAAAACAAGGGGATTCCTTCTCTTCTCGCATACTCGGCAACTACCATAGTTGAATTAATGTTATTTGTAATTGTACCAAAGGGGTCTGTTTGAGAATAACGAATTCTGGGTGTTGCAGCTAAATGAAATACTGCATCGTATTTTCCTATCGGGATTGCAGTGGCAACATCTTGGTGGAGATACTCTACATTCTTGTAGTCTATCTTGTAATCACCTTTACGCATATCATCGATTACTAAAACATTCTGTCCGTGTAAGACCAATGCCTCTACCAAATGCGAACCGATAAATCCGCATCCACCTGTAACTATAAAGTTATGAGCTTCATCCATTTTAGTTTGCCATTCTATAAAACATGTGTCTATCTATTTGTGTTACCATTACCATACTTTTTGCCCATGATGGTTGTACATAATCAGCATGATAGAACAAACTTCCGCCTGTCATATCTTCGTGTCTTCCCCGCCAAACATCAATTGACAAATGCACCATTTCATTAAACAAATCTGTGTCGCGTACAATGTCTGGTTTGCCATCACAGTACCAACTGAACTGACACCTCCATCTTATAGGAACCAGTATTGCCTCATCCTTCCAAGAAGGTTTGTGTCTACCTTGATAAACAACTCCGCAAACCGAATCGGGATAAGATTTACTCTCCATTCGGTTGAGAGTCACGAAAGCCACTGCGAGTTGTCCCTCAGTACTTTCTCCTCTAGCCTCGTGATACATGTTAACTGCAAGACAATTGATTTCCTTCTTGTCTAAAACAATTTCTGTTTCGGGACTTAAAGTAATCTCTTGTTGAACTACCTCTTCAACACTTGTCTGTGTTGCAGTAACAGGCCATAATGAAAGTGATACAAGTACTATGTTACTTAAAAACAGATTCATTTTTTATCCTTCTCTTAGGGAGATAAAAAGAAACAGTATTCTGTTGCTAGGAACTGTCTCAAGAACCCCGAGCGACTACGCCGCTAAAGCGTAATTCTCATGTGCAAAGTTATCTTCTGCATTTATAGTTTTGTTGCGTTCACGGTAGCTTCCTCACCGAACTCTCCACGCACCTAATTAGCCCCAATCGATACCTATTCGCCCCCATCATAAGGACACCATTGTGACTTACAAATGCCCTTATGGTGGAGGCGGGGAGATTCGCACTCCCGTCTTGATGACCGTTCGACTTGTTTCATCGAGTGTTAGTTATTTATAAGGTATAATACCTCATATCCAAGCAAATGTCAAGCAGTTTCTTCATAATAATCTCTACATTCTAACAAATAGTCTGTATAGTTATCACGTTTTTCTACGAACAATTGTGGGTCTTCATTAGCAACCCCAATGATAATCACTGATTGGTCAATAGGAATGCCTGTTCTTTCCTCAAACATGATGGCATAACCAGCACACTGAGCAAAGTAACTCTTGATATAAGATTTCTTTTTTATCTTACCAGATGTCTTAAAGTCAATGATGGATAGTTTACCATCAAATTCAGCGATAAGGTCTGCCTGTCCAGCCAACCGTAGATGGTCACTGTATAGGAATTGTTCCACGCAATGGATATTGTCAACCCTGTCGATGTAGGTCTTCATGTCCTTAAACATTTGGAGTTCTACAATAGACATTCTATTTCGTTGGGTGACTTCGGTTCTTTGATTGAGGACATAATCCTCACACAGAGCATGAATTTTTGTGCCGCGAACTGAAGCCTGGCGGGATATCTTATCCGCCTCTTCTTCTCCGACATATTTGCGCCACTTCTGTATAGAGGGCGCAGTCTTATGGCCTAAAACGGTGGTGATAGAAGGGTATCTATCACCGGAGTCCGTCATATAACACCTTTTCCCGTCATGGGTCTCCCGTATCAGACGGGGGAAGGTGTGCTTTTCAGTAATATGGGTAAACATAATCTCTCTTTCTCTAATTTATGTACCCATTATAACAGCTATTCAGGCAGTTGTCAAGTCTTTTTTCGCCTTTTATGTCCCATATTCCTCCTCGTATTTAATTAATGCAATCAGATACTCTTTTACTAGGTCAGATCTCACGATATCATCTGTCCCGAACTCAAATGTCCGAAAAGAGGGCATATTATCAGCAATTATCATGAATTTCTGCAATCCACTCATATCGCCTCGTTTGTATAGGTCAGTCTGTCGAAAATCACCGCAAAATATGATTTTACTGTTGTGGCCTACGCGGGTGATAATTGAGTTAATCTCCATATCATTCATATTCTGGCATTCATCGACAATGATTACTGCATTGTCCAATGTAATACCCCTGACAAAAGAGGTTATCATCCAATCAATATGTTTTTGTTCGATTAATCTCTGGAATGCTTGTTGTTTGGTGGGGAATAAGTCGGCACACATGTCGATATAAGGTTGCATGTAGACTGCCGTCTTTTCCGTTTCATCGCCTGGCAGGTGTCCTATCTCTCTGGACGGAACCGCAGAACGGATTATAACTACTTTCTTGTATGGATTTCCTCGCGTTAAAACTTCTTCTAAAGCTCTGTACAGTGCAATATATGTCTTACCTGTTCCAGCGCATCCATGTAATAACATCGCCTTGGCATCTCGTGTATACTCAGATAAAAACAGTCCTTGTGTTTCAGTGAGTGCATCAATTGTGACTAAATCATCAACCCGCATTTTTAGTGTTGATTTTTGTTTTACCGTTTGGGCATCGGAATTATAATTCTCAATTACGGTAAGGTTGGGGTTTGTTTTGCGTCTTGCCATGTGTGGTGTTCCTCTAGATGGTTGGTTGAAAAAATACTCCATCACAAAGAGTGTGATTACATAGACTCTCCCTAGTTGTAAAGCGCAGACAAAGGCACGACCTCGGCTGAGGACATGATTCTACGAATGGTTTTTTTGATTTTTTCGGATAATACTTGGTTGTCCAAACATTCGTCCATTTTGCCTATGACGAATTCTGGTTCTAGAGTGCGTAGATCTTTCCTAACCCATTTCTTGGGGTCATCTAGATCATCGGATATGTTAAGACATAAAAGAACTATGTAGATATCCTCTTCCGTGTATAGGTTTATTCTATATCCAGTTGGTTCCCACTTTAGTTTCGTGGGGAACTTAATTATATTATTGGTCATAGTGCTAACTTGTTACCGACCTTAACGCCATATCTTTTGTGACTTTCGGCGCATGGGTGGCCCCTTGGCAATTGCGATATTATGTTGGCCCCTAGAGGGTCAACTTTCATCCCTTCTAAGACATACTTATCTATTTTTGATTCTAGGAATTGCAGCTGTTCATGGTATTCTGGGTTGATTATATCTATATCATATGATTTTGAATACCACGTTAGGTTGAATGGATACAACATAGGCACAAAGTAAACCCTCACTCCATTCATTTCGCATATATTAATTATATTCCAAAGTTCATGCATATAATTCCAAAGATTGTGAAAGTCCGTCTTCAACTGAATGTAGGTTCTAGAAAAGTCTTGATAACCTGCCCTCTCATAATTTAGAGCTACTACCATACTCCTAGCCATACCAATCTTACCCGATCCATTTACTTGGTTCTCTTCGGAAGCCCAAACCATTTCTCTGTCGATGGCAGTCAACCCAACAACTATAGCTTCCGTTTCCTTGTCATACTTGTCTTCCATAATATGTTGTACAATATTCGCCTTCATCTGCGTCATTGAAGAACCGTGTGATGCATGATTAAAACACATCACCTTCAATACCTCACACATATGAGCAGGCCATGCCTGTTGTTTTTCCAACTTAATTTTTTTAATCCATTGCAACTCTCGTTGAAGTCTTCTCCTATAATAGTCGGCCTGTTTCTCGCCCGGCTGAAGTGCCATCTCCTTATCACTAATCTGCATTGGGTCTGGTATTTCACTGTCCAATAACTCTTGCCCTGCAACATATGAACACCCATAAAAATGCAAAGCATCTACCTCAATCTGTTCACCTCCATGATATTTTATCCTACGCACACTTTAACTCCATACTTTTCTGTAAATTCTTTCCCATCAACCTCAGTATTAACCATTGGTTGTCCTTTAATATTTAGACTCGTGTTCAAGAGGATTGGGTGATTACCTTCCGCCTTCCACCTTCTCAAAAGTTGTGCCAATCCACTGTGTTGTTCTGAGTTTACCGTCTGTATCCTACTAGTACCATCCTTGTGTACGATAGCAGGAAATAATTCTGGGTTCCTGCATTCAACTATTTCTTGCATGTATGGTGATTTAAATCTCCTGTTAACTTTGAAATATTTATGCACATCTTCCTGTAGTATCACTGGCGCAAATGGTCTGAACTCCTGTCTCTTCTTTATCTTGTTAACAAGAACTTTCATCTCCTGCCCACGGGGGTCTGCAAGAAGACTACGATTACCCAACGACCTTGGGCCAAACTCAGCTTTGCCATTCGCAACACCGACTATCTTGTTGTCTTTCAATTCCCGTAACATATCATCGATTGGATATGCCCCCTTTATATCATATCCAAGATAAGGCGTATCCCACTCTATCCGAGTTTTGTTGCGAGCAGCTACTGCACCAATACTAGACCCAGCATCGCCGGGATTAGGCATAATCCAATGGTTGTCAAAATACTGGCGTATGTGTCGGTTAGCCAAACAATTCAAAGCACATCCACCAGAAAAAACTAAATTGGAGTTTCGAGTTAACTTCTGTGTCTCTTCAAGCATCTTTCTAAATATCAGTTCATATATCATCTGAGTGGCTGCAGCGACATCAAAATAATCTTCTTCCTTTAAGTCTGGGTTCCACCACATACATCCACGATGCAAAGACTTGGCATCACATATCTCGGCCTTGATTGAATCAAAGAATCTCCAAGGGTCACCATAAGCAGACATACCCATAAGAATATATTCGTCTTCGTTTGGTTTGAGACCAATCCTCGCGGTCATTGCAGAATAGAACAATCCAACGGAACGTGGGTATGAAGAACTCCATAGTTTTTTCAACCCATCACCCCATATAGAAGATGTAGTGAACTCACCTATGGCATCCATCACTAGAGTCGCCGCAGAGGGAAACGGCGAGGTGTAGTAACCGCCAGCGGCGTGTGATTGGTGGTGGGTGGCATAAACTACAGGCGCAGTCAAACCAAACTTCTTGAGGTATTCTCTGGGATTAAACCATACTCGTTTCTGACCGGCATATATTTTTCTCGCGGCCTTCAAGTATGGGTTCTCGTACCAACATATTTCGTCAGGTTCGCCGTATTGTAAAGCATAATCTACTATTGATGGGTTAAGAAAGGCATCATTCTTTATACCACTAAACCTCTCACTGTGAGAAGCAAAGAGTATTTTGTTATTTTGTATTACTGATATAGACGCATCGTGTGTACCAGCACTAATTCCCCATTGTATCATATAATCATCTTCTTCAATTCAGTCAGTGACATATCGTACCAAAGTTGGAGCGAGAGTCTATAGTTATCATTATTTTCAACGCCATGCATTTGTTGGGTATCAAAAGCATAACACTCAGATGAATGTGAATATTTTTTATTCCCATTACCAGCATGGTAGAAAGACGTTGGAGTGAAGTCTTCCATGACAGGTAAAATAGGGAACACGATAGCAGACAGTCGTTGATAATCTTTTCCATCTACATGAGGTACTATTGTAGCATTGGGAGCTACCCTCATCAGACTAACCCTATTCGGTTTGACACTAAACTGTTCTGCCACTTTGTCGGCAACAGGGTTATCATTGAGTATCATAATATCTAAGTGGGTGTAGTCTATACCCGTTTTATCCTTGTGTAAATGAAACTCTTGTTCGTGTTTCTTAGCGAGATGCCCCAATGTTTCCTTTTGGTCTTCTGTCAGTTTAGCATCAATAACAAAGTGGTTCACTATGCCGCCCTCAGCTGAGGCATCTGCGATAAACTCATCCCAATTTCTTTCTGCAACTCGGCAATATAGTGACCAAATCCATGTACGCTTCCCTCAGCGCCTCGTTCTGAGTTGCCACTGATATCTGCGGTTGGCAGATCCTTATTATAATCAACCGCATTATCAAATACCCACTCCCATTGATGTTGTACCAAACGATATGGCAAACTGCCGGAGTATGGGCCACTGCTCAACCCAACCGGATTGTCTTCTAGCACATCCCTTCTTAGTGCTTGTGGTGATTGATGTATAAAGAATAACTCGGCACCCAACATTTTCAGATGTTTGAGTGCAGTGCAGTATCTATAACTTACCGTATAGAAGTTCAATTCGTCTGGTTGTTTGGGGTCAATCGGAGTCTTATACATTAAGTCATTGGGGCGGATGGTGTATGTGTCTCCATCAAAGTCCATACCCAACCACCTATATGGGTGTGGTACTTGCACGACAATCTTGTCTTCTGCCGGATTCACCGCTCCACTCATTAGGTCTGTTTGTAAATAATAAAGACACATTTCCACCGAACCGCCACCTTGACCCCTGTTCATATATTGGGTGTATCCGCCATGTTCAGCTAAATGTCTAACCCAAGTCAAAGAACGACTATAGGGTTCCACTTGCATTGGGAACTTAGATGCCCAATCATCAGCGGTATCAACTGACTGCCAGGCGTATGGGTCAGTGATACCCATTCCGTCTAAACGGGGGTCATATTGAAACCCAAAGTGGTGGTACAGGTATTCCCATACCGTCTGGACGCTGCCGCCTGGCTGCGACTGATGCAGAAACAATCGCTCGAGGTTCCTATCACCCCTGATTTCTCTCTTGACCATATCCAGTTTTTGTGCAGTTGTTTTAAGAATCAAGTGGTCTGTTAACTCATCACCGGCAGTATTAGAACATCCATATCCAACTAATCTAGTCATAAATAAAGGGGTCTCGTTCTCGCATCTTTTTCAATTTGCGGTCTAGTTCCTTCTCCTTCTTTGCTTTCTCTACGGCTTCTCTTTTAGAGGCAATATC